CGGCATATGGTTTTAATCCGTATGCTGGGGGGTTTGAGCGTTTGGCTCGCCGGCTTCTAAGCAAACCGTATCGTGGTTGCTATGATGTTAGTGGATGGGATAAGTTCCTACCACTCCTTAAAGATATTTACCAGACGCTTTTAAAGCGGGGTAACATCCCGGAATCCGAATTGGAAGAATTCTTGTGGATGGTCACTAATACCTGTGAGTTTTTGTTAAAATTAACGAACGGTAATGTAATCTGTAAAGATTACGGTAATGCGTCCGGATCTGGATGTACTACTCGTGATAATATCTTTGGCCATATTATTATTTTTGCGGCCGGTTTGTACGAAGCATATTTGCTAAAAACTGGAACCGCTCCTCCTTTATCACTAGTTCATGATCAACTAGTACATTTGTACGGAGATGATAATGTGTATTCTTTGGATGAGGAATTTTCTCTTATGTGTGATGAGAAATTCCTTGGGGCTCATTTAGCCAAGTATGGACTTAAGTTGAAGTTTTTCTTCGGAGGGTTAAATGCTGATTTGCATACCCTTTCCTTTCTTGGTGCCTCTTTTAAATTCAAAGATGATCGTTGGTTGCCTTGTTACGACGTATTTCGACTAGCAACGACGATGGTTTATGAGCAGAAAGAACTCTCGTTAGCCCAGCATCTTGGAAAAGCATTTACGTTAATGGTTATGTCGTATCCGACAGAACATTTTCAGGTCTTCTATACCGCGTATGCTTCTCTAGTTAACAGTGATATTGTTAAAAATAACTTGGATGACCCAACGATTAAGTCGTACGCCTTTGTTGGCGCACCGGAAATCAGCTCTATAGTTGGTTTTTATACTGGATCGGAGGCGAGTAGTCTAGATGATCTGATGTTAGATTTTTCATCGGATCACCTATTTGCTTTCTAAGTTATTGAGGAATAGTTTTTTCCATTTTAATCTTTCTGTTATGCCCTGCTTAAAGGGGGGCCCTTTAAAAGATTTTAATGAGTTTATCTAAAAAACAGTTTAATGCTCTTAAACAGAGCGAAAAGAATGCGCTTATTTCCGTAGCCCAAAAGGGCGCTAAAAAACGGAGGCGAGCGCGCCGACCAAGGGTTAATTTACCGCAGTCGATGCCTCCTCAACGCAATGCTATGGGGAGAAGACGAGGACAGAAACGTCAACGTGGAGGAAGAGGAGTGACAACCGCTGGTAATATGCGTTCTTTTGTTGTTCCGATTGATGAGCAAATTTCACTCATCAATGGATCCACTGGATTTCAAGTGACACCAATTACGGTTAATCCTGGTAATCCTTTGTTTCTTCCGTTTATGTCTCGAACTGCTCAAAATTATGAGCGGTATGAGTTTTTGGATCTTGAGTTCCATTATAAACCGTCTGCTAGTGTTTTTGCTACAGTTGGTGCTCAAGGTTTTGTTGGGATTTCAGCTACCATGGATGCTGCACAAGCTCCTCCTAGCAATCAAGCTCAGGCTGAGATATTGCATCATTCTCAGATTGTTGAAACAGCTAAAATCTGTTCCCTGAAGCTTCCTAAATCCTTTTTGCAATCTAAATCTCTGCGTGAGCAGTTTTTTGTTGAACAGAATGGAACCGTACCTGGTGGTTCTGACCCCCACACTTATATTTGTGCCCAAGCTTTTGTCTGGACTAACGGACAAGCTAACACAAATCAAATTGGTGAAGTACGTGTCACTGGTAAGCTTCGTCTTACAAATCCTGCTCTCGAACAATCATTAGCATTTCAACCAAATTATAATGCTGCTATGTTTTCTATAACAAGTGTTGTTCCTGCTGCTAGTGGCACTCCTGCTAATGTACCCTTTACCAACACTAATACTGGTGCGATAACAGGTGTTGTTAATGGTTTAGGCATAACCCTTTCTGGTGGTGCTATGACTTTACCTCCTGGAAACTATATCTATGTCTTTACTTCTGACTTAGATAATTCCTCCAACACAAATACTATATGGACTGTTACCGCTAATGCTAGTGTAAACGGTGGAGCCTTTTCTAATGTCTCCCCTTCTATATCTTGTTCTGTTGGTGCTATAACTGGTGTTTTCCAGCATAATCCTGTTGCTATTACAGGTTTTATTGCTTCCAATGGTTCAACCATTTTGCAATTTATTGGTAATGCAATTTATGGAGCAGGTGCGGCTGATATTGATGCCTCTGTTGTTATTTTTGCAATTTGAGTACCTCAGATCATGGAGGGAAAAACGTGCTAAGCACACGTTAAAATGCTAGCTTATTTGGGCTACTTCGATTGGTGAAATTGAACCCCTTTTATGTCGTTTGGACTCAAAATGAGTTAAATATGCATTTATGCAACCAAAAAAAAA